GGAAAGAAATCGGAAGAACTGATGGAGATCAAGGTGGAAGATGCATTGAAGCATCCTAACTGGTCAATGGGACGTAAGATCACGATCGATTCATCTACAATGGTAAACAAAGGTCTTGAAGTTATTGAAGCCAAGTGGTTATTTAATGTAGATGTGGATCAGGTACAGGTTGTGGTACAGCCGCAGAGTATCATTCATTCGATGGTAGAATATGTAGATGGCGCAATTATTGCAGAACTTGGAACACCGGATATGAAGCTCCCAATCCAGTATGCACTGTATTATCCGGAAAGAAGATTCCTTCCGGGGGACAGAGTAGATTTCTGGACACTGGGCAAACTGGAATTTGAGAAGCCGGATACAGACACATTCTACGGACTGGAACTTGCATATGAAGCAGGAAGAAAAGGCGGAAGTCTTCCGACTGTATTCAATGCGGCAAATGAACTTGCAGTCAGCCAGTTCCTCAACAGAGAGATCAAGTATCTGGAAATCACGGAGATCATTGAGGACTGTATGAAAGCGCATAAGAATATTAAAAATCCAACGCTGGAACAGATTCTGGAGACAGAAGCAGCGACCTATGAGAGAATCAACAGCAGGAGGTAACAGTAAATTTGGGAATTATATTAGCAATCTTATTATTCAGCTTCATCATATTTTTTCATGAGCTGGGTCATTTCTTACTGGCGAAGAAAAATGGAATTGATGTAGATGAGTTTGCTATAGGAATGGGACCGGCAATCTATTCAAAAGAATATAAAGGGACCAAATACGCCGTGCGTATCCTTCCGATCGGAGGGTTCTGTGCGATGGGGGAAGACGAAGAAGCGAATGATTCGCCGAACAATTTTAATAACAAATCTGTCTGGGCGAGAATCTCTGTCATAGCGGCAGGGCCTGTGTTCAACTTTATCCTGGCTTTTATATTTGCCGTGATCATTACAGCGATGGTCGGCTATGATAAGCCGGTGATCGGAGCAGTAGAATCAGGCTATCCTGCTGCAGAAGCAGGCCTGAAAAAAGGTGATGAGATCGTACAGATGGGAAACAAAAAGATCCATATCTTCCGTGAAGTCAGCTTTTACAATCAGTTTCATTCTAATGAGGATGTGGCTGTTACCGTGTTAAGAAACGGAAAAGAAAAGACGGTCACACTGACACCGAAGATGGATAAAGAACTGGGCTATAAGAGATTAGGAATAGGAAGTTCTGGTTATAGCAAGGCAAATCTGTTGACGGCTTTTCAATATGGCGGATATGAAGTGAAATTCTGGATATGTACAACTGTCGATAGCTTAAAGATGCTTGTGACAGGCCAGATTGGAGTAAATGAACTTTCGGGCCCTGTGGGAATTGTAAGTACTGTAGATACAACCTATAAAGAAAGCCGTTCTTATGGAGTATTTGCAGTTGTGGTACAGATGTTAAATATGGCAATATTGTTGTCTGCGAATCTTGGTGTTATGAATTTGCTGCCACTCCCGGCATTAGATGGGGGACGTCTGGTATTTCTTTTTGTGGAGGCAATCAGAGGAAAACGTGTGCCACCAGAGAAAGAGGGATATGTACATCTGGCAGGAATCATACTATTGATGTTGTTGATGGTATTTGTAATGTTTAATGATATTAATAGAATATTTTTGGGCAGGTAGAAGTGCTGGCAGATCTATCAAAAAATCATCCCCCTTAGGTAGAAAATAGATAAAGTCTACTTAAGGGGGACTTTTGATACCAAAGTATACAAAAGAGAGCATTATTTGTTTTCGGAATTACATTCCGGCAAACCGGTAATACTGGTTAGCAGTGATAATATTCCGGCCAGCATGGATGTGGAAATTACTAATTTCGTATCTATCTGCCCAAGTACAGTTACGGTTCCAATTGTTGCTATGGCGGTCTGCGCGACAGTCTTTATTGCCCTGATACCGGCACATTTAGCCCATTTTTTCCAATCTTTTGCTTTCATGTTACCATCCTTTCTTTTCAGGGCTGATTAATCCGTTTATCATTAGAGCGATTCGATTATTATCCATACAGTTCAGCAATTCGTGATACGCCTACGTAAATTTCGGAAATTTTATACCATGTAGTATAATCGACTGTTCCGGTCTGTGGCAGCCCGAATACTTTCTGGAATGTACGGACTGATTCTGCAGTTGCAGGTCCGTAAATCCCGTCAGCAGTAATTTTCGGAATAGCAGGATAAGCACCTGCTATGACATTTAATTGTTCCTGCATCTGCAAAACTTTATTGCCGGAAGAACCAATTTCCAGAGTATAGCCAGGCCAGGAGGATGGGATGCCGGAGATGGCTTCGGCGGTGTTAATGTACATGTCGTCACCGTAGTAGTAACGGAGAATTTCGATAGGGGAATAGCCCTGGTCGCCTAAGGATTTGGATCCCCATTGGGTCAACCAAATTGTCATAACCTATAAAGTACCCGCAAACCTTTGATTTTACTGGGCTTGCGGGTATTTTACCTGTATAAGAAAAAGTAGATTTTGAGAGAATCGTTCTTGCGATCGTAGATAATCTTGTCGATGATCTGCTTCAGGGCTTCGTTCTTTTGCACGTATGTATAATTGTTGGAGATGAGAATATCATACACACTCCGTACCTTCTGCAGCATAGCATCCGCCGGATCCTGATCAGATTTATGCGCTGCCTTTTTCAAATCCTTTAATTGTTGTTCTAAGGATTCACGTTCTTTCTGAATGATAGCTTTATTCGCTTTATATTCTTCCAGTGTATCAATCCCTTCCCGGTAGGAGGCTTTTATTCGTTCCTCTTTGCCGGTTAAACTCTCCAATTGTTCTGTTATAGCCTTGCGTTCGTCAAACTGCTCTGTGGGTTGATATTCACGCAATTCATAGACAATATCTTTGGTATCCAATATTTCTTTGATACTGGCCAGAACTTCCTTCTCAAGGACCAGTGAGCTGATGCCGTTCGGCTTTTTACATTTACCTTTACTGTATCCGTAGCAGGAGAAGTAAGAATATTTTTCCCCATTGACTCGTTTCATAGTGGTTGAGGTTAAGGTGCGTCCGCAATCCGGGCATTTCAGCAGTCCGGAGAGCCAGTGCTTATAAGTGGAAGAGGGGCGCTTGCCGACCGGCTTGTAGGTGGCTTTAAATCGCTCCTGTGCCGATTCAAACAATTCCTTTGATATAATAGCCGGCTGTTGTCCTTCTGTAACAATCCATTCGTCCTTATCTTTGATACGATTGGTGCTGTTCTCTGTCCGGTTCCACCGGATCATGCCACAATAGGAAGGATTCTGGATGATGTATTCGACAGATCTTCGTTCAAATGGCTTTCCATGTGAAGTCTTGAGTCCTAAAGAATTTAGGTATCTGGCAATGTCGAAGAAGCTCATACCTTCATTTGTGTATTTTTCGAATATAGTCCGAACAATCTTTGCTTCTTCCGGAACAATCACCGGCGGCTTGCCATGCTCCACGATCTTGTAGCCAAGCGGTGGACGTGCCTGGTATGCTCCGCGGAGTGCATTTTCTTTCATTCCACGATGCACTTCGCCAGATAACCGGATAGAGTAGTATTCGTCCATCCATTCGATGATACGCTCGATCAGGCTGCCAAAGGGATCATCGGAGAGTGGTTCAGATACACTCACGACATCTACATTATGTTGCTTTTTTAATAGAGATTTATAGACGATAGATTCTTCCTGATTCCGGGCGAATCTGGAAAACTTCCATACCAGGATCTGATCAACCGGATGATCATCACCTTTGGCCAGTCCGATCATCTCCTGGAAGCCGGGACGCTTATTTGCTTTCCTTCCGGAGATACCTAGGTCCGTGAAGATCTTCAGGATTACAATATTGTTCTTGGCTGCATAGTCCCGGAGGAGGTGCTCCTGGGAGTCCGGAGAGATTTCTTCCTGATCGTGAGTGGATACTCGGATGTAGCCGTATGCATATTTTACGCTCATTGTATCACCTTTCCTTCTTAAGTGTACGTAAAAATGGGTACAAAAATAACACCTACACGGTGCCAGGAATTTGTGATATAATAGTCTCTGTGAGGGAGAGGATTATACCGCAAGTTCCTTGCAAAGTATAGTTTTCTCAATGCCCCAGTGCTGGTAACACTGGGGCGTTTTTATTTGTAACTACTGTTATTGTGCGATAGTTTCTGAATCTGACTGTGAATTCGCCATGCTTGAAGAATCACCGCTTTCAATAACTTCTCCACTATCTTTGCTGACAAAATTCACAACGGTTTTAAGCTGATCTTCAGGAACTGCATTTAATGCCTGATAGATATTTCCTTCCATGTAGAATGCAAGAGCAGCGAAACCCTGCATTCCGCCATAAAGAGACGAATCGACATTAACAGTAAATTCAGTAAGATCATCATTGTAAGTGATAGAATCAAAAGAAGGATAATTTTCTTTGTCTGAAAGCATTTCGTCATTGCTTTGATCGACACTTTCCTTGATGGAATTAAGAAGTTTTTTGTGAGCGCTCTTTGTCATTTTCATGGTAATGGATCCATCGTCATTCTGAGTGATCTCTTTTACACCGGCAGCTTTCGCCTCATCTGTAAGAGTGGTTGAATCTCCATTAATCATTGATGCCGGAAGAGTGACTTCTACACTCAGAATATTTTTCTCAGCTTTAAGTGTTCCATCGTCTTTAGAAGTTTCTTCTTTCTTGGTATCAGCTTTAGAAGTGTCTGAATTGCCACAGGCGGTAAAAGACATTGCCAGCGCTGCGGAAAGCATAATTGCTACAATTTTCTTTTTCATACGTATTTTCCCTTCGTATTATTTGTTTCAAATTGTTTCATTTTTCCAGAGTTCATTTATTCAATCAGATATCTCCGCCATACAAATACTTTCGTATCAAGAGGGCAGTGTATTTATGGTTAGAGATACTGGATGAATCGTTATTAAAGGACTTTCTGATTATTCATCTTTAATTTTGTTACCTTTGTTAGACGTTCTTTGAAACGTGTTAATTTGATAGAACGATCTGAACGGCTAGCAGGGACATCATGTGTAAAAACATCAATTGCTGTTTCAAGAACACGGATTTCATTATCATAGTCTTTTTCCTTTCTGTAGATAATGGCAAGTCTATCATAAGGACAATTGCCGTCGAAACGATGGGATACATTCTTTTCGTAGAGCGTTATGGCAGTATCTACATCTCCCTGCTTTTCTAATTCCAGTGCTTTTAAGTTAATGTCGGCAGGATCTTTTAATTTACTTAAATCAGCATTATCTGATAAATTTACTTGAAAATTCGAATCATGTTTAACAATGACATCTTGATGAGTGTTAATTGCAAGCTCGCCTTTGTGGGTAGGCTTGGAATTTTCCAAATAACCGTTCTGAGTTAAGAACTCTTTTTCTTTATAAAAATCTATACCGTATTTATATTCGAAGTATGAGGGTACCCTTTTGTTGGTATATTTCTTTAGCCAGTACAACATATAAATATGACCAGGTAACAGACCATCTGGATAACGTTTCATCATAGCTTCAGATACGAGCGATTGATTAGGAAACATTTTTGATTGTTCAATCCAATTGGTATTAAATTCTCTGTCTTGAGAAATAAAAGGTTTTTCTGAATAGTCTTTGTAATACAAATCATAAATAGTTTGGCAATAAGTATCACTTGCTTTGAACTGTTGCATGGAATTTATCTGCTTAGCAGGTATTTGATTTCTTGGCATACTTGCAGTGCGAGGAGCGCTCGTGTAAAGATAATTATAATATTCAATACAAGAATCAGGTAGTCGTGAGTCGTAATTAGAAAGAGAACTTTTGAAATTTTCAAAACAATTATTTTTCCCTTTTTCAGTTTTTAACTTTTGGGATTTAGAACAAGTGGAATCCCAATAACGTTTTATAAAAGTATTTATTTTATCAGCTTTTGCGGTTGGAGTATTTAGCTTTGAATATTTTTTTGCTATATTATCTCCTTTTACAACAACAATTTTACGTTTTTGGGCGTCAGCAAGTATAGATAGTTTTTCATAATATAAATCAAATCGAGAGAAAAATACATCAGGATTGACTGTTTTTTCAATTAAACTGGCGCAATCATTAAGTATTCGTAAGTCATTTTGTAATTCAATAACGGATAAAGAAGGTTTTTTGTTAAAAAAATTAAACAATCCCATATGATACCTCCATATTATATTAGTTCTGCAATTGTAAGGTGTGGAATAAAGTAGATTATATAATTATCTACAATAGTTAGTATGCCATATTTATCTCTATAGCACGCAATGCAGTTTTCTAAAAATTCTTCTGTAACATCCAAATACTCTGCAATTTCATATTTATCTTTACAACCATGTTCGTAGGCTCTGATCAGACCGAATAATCCGATACTGCGGTTGTATCCCCAAAGCCTTGCCTGCCGTTCCTGTTTTCGATTACCGGTATATTCCATGTCGATAATATTACCAACAGAAGTATAATGATGACCGAGTTCTTCTGCCAGAACGCAGGCTTTTTCCGTGGTTGTATCTATATTGTCTTTGATAGCAATGGTACCATCACAATATAATCCCTTTATTTTTTTGCTTTTAAAAGGATAATCAATAACATCTATACCGTCTTTGCAGGCTTCTTCCTGTAGCTTCTCATATGTATTCATACAAACACCTCCCGCTCGAGTATATCAGATAAGCTGTCCTATAAATTACTTAACTCGTTTATTCTTTACGAATTCAGCAAACTGACGGATTTCATCTAATTCAGATTCTGTGTATTCATCACCATCGAAGTGAGCTGCGAGGATAGTTGGCTCATCGTGTTCATCGTCTGCCAAATAATCAATAGTGCATCCAAGATAAGAGGAAAGCTTTTTTAACGTGGAAAGTTTTACATTATCAGTTCCTTTTGTGTAAAACCCCGCTATGGTTGTATATGGAATTCCCGATTCTTTGGATAAGACGGATTTATTTATTCCTTTTTCAGCCATTAGGGCATCTAATTTATCAGTAAATGACATATCGCGTACCTCCTGTTACCTCTAATTATACATATAAAACAGACTTTGTAAAGTAAAAAATTACCCCACAAAGTAAAGAAATACAATTTAGAGGTTGACAAATTACCCTGCAACGTTTATATTATAATCACAAACTACCCTACAGGGTAATAATGAGAGGAGAGTGAAAATGTTTTCAAATTTAAATGCAGAAATGGGAAGAGCGAAATTGTCTATTAAAAGCTTATCTGAACTGACAGGAATAAATTATGAAACTTTGAAATTGAAGTTCAGAGGGGTAACAGAATTTAAGTTGTGTGAAATGGTAGAAATCAAGCGAAAAGCATTCCCAGACAAAACATTAGATTACCTATTTGCAACAGATGAAACAGGGAGGTGAGTAGATGGTGATAGCGGTAGTTTTGACAGTATTACTGGCAGTATCAGCTGCAAAAGCA